GTCGGAGTTCCGTTGACTTGGAAAACAATCTTGACATCAGTCACTGAATACAAGAACGAAGTGAACGGCATGTTCTGAACGTTCTGTTGATCAGCAAGACCTAGGAGACCGAAAGGGACATCTCTAGAGACTAGGTTAGTCCCCTCAACCTGAGTTGAGTTCCATTTGACTGTGTAGCGTCTCATAAGCGAGTTCGCACCATAATTGATGTCTGCCGTGTTATCGTTCAACGCCTTACCGGCTAAGGACTTTTGATCCTTCTGCGGGTATGGTCCTGCTGTCACACGGGTATCGGTCATGATCTTCGTCATTCCAGTCCTTGTCACGGTCGGCGTCGCATCGGAAACCGCTTGCTCCATTTGACCTCCGTAGATAGGGAAGTCGGAACCGGAGTCTGTGGTTCTCGAAGCCACACACAGACCCAAGCTTGCCCACGACTGATTCAACTCAGGGAACTCGCGACCCATCGACTGATAGGCGTTTCTCAACGTTGTCACAAAAATCTTAAAGTATTCTTCATCCCATTGGCTCGCAGCCTCAATCATCTGAACAACTTCTGAATCCAGTGTCTTGTCCTTGTTCCGCGTCCAAAGAAGTGAGCCGCAAAGGGTCTCTTTTCGCAAAGCCCCAGACCAAAGTCCATGGTGTTTCTGCGGAACGCACCCCAAGAACAAGCACTGACTGAATGGCGTTCGTGAGTCCTTAAGGGCTTCGTCTTTTCTCGCGGAGGTGTACTTCAAGCCCAGGCGAGATAGACTTCCACCCAAACTCTTAGGTGTCCAGCTGATACACGACGACGTTGAGATCAGGTGGTCATCACCCAAAACAACAATTCGAACATGATCATCGAACTTGAGATGAGGATATTCCAACTTAAAAACAGTTCTCATATAAGTCTCATTCGCAAAGCAATTAAACAAGGTCGTCAAAAGACTTCCGCTGCATAAGAGGGAGATGAACTTGTAAAGGACATCCCGAATCGTCGCCCCACATTCAACCTCATGATGATAAACGTAATCCCAAAAGTTTTGGCTACGAATCAACATCTTCATGATGTCGAACAAGCTATCAAAGACAACATCGATGACGAACCTAGTGTGATTGATGTCAAAACCAGAATAATCCCCGTCAATCACGGTCAGTTCATCCGATCCGTCAACCTCGCGTAAATACGCGTAAATCTTGTTCATGTCGAATGACTGAGGATTAAGCGCAATAGAGAAACCATGTTTGCCAAACGTTTCTCCCAGAGCGCACGCCAATGGTGCAGACACCCGGCGAAGCACGCAATTGAAAATGACGTCGTTCGCATAAGTTAGTCTGGTATCCACGTTCTCGATCTTGATTCTCGATCTAAGCTCGTCTTTAGCATTGGCTTGAAACGCAAAGTCGATCACGTCCCCGTTATACGAAAACATGTCATCCATCAATTGCTCACAGAGCATAATTAAGTCAGGGTCAATAATTCTCTCCCCGTCAACGTTCCGCATAAACATTTTCTTGCCTTGGAATTTGGAGACGCAACCCACTGGATATCCGGCACAGGTTGCCAAATCCATAGACTTGATCTTGCCGGGGACCCCACGTATAGCCTCTTCCAGACTCAACAGCCTAAATGACTCCTGCTTGCTGACAACAGACGAAAGCTTTATAGCTAAGTCAGAGGCTGCAAGCTTGCATGCCCTCTTCACGTTGACGTCCCAATCAATCACAG